TTGTTTACAGTCTCGTGAGTACCAGTGACCTCAACAACCTTTTTAGAGATTTGTGTTTGGTTAGTCGCACGAGTTGTAGCAGTAGTTGCAGCTGTACCAGCAGCAGCTCCTTCAACGTGGTAGTTATTAATTACAGCAGCAGCGAGTGCTTCTGTTTGCCACTCAAATAGAGTGTTAGATACTGAACCTTTGCCAGCAATGCTGGACATAAATGGAGTATCTGTTGGTGAAATATCGTAGATAACATCAGACAAGTCCTCACGGATTGCTGTTGCATCATACGTTTTAAATTGCGTAGGCATTATCCTATCTCCTTAAAGCATATCATAAAATATAGAAGCGGCATCATCTTGTTTGCCAGACTTCCGTAACCTTGCACGCTTTTCTTTAACAGCTTCTGCAGCTGTATCTTCTTTAGAGTTGCCTCTTCCAGACTTTTGTACTTTAGGAACTTTCTTAACTGCCTTTTTCTTAGGAGCAACCTTTGTTGTTAGCTTATCATATTCCATAGCTTTCTTAATTACTAGAACACTACGGTGATCTGCTAGCTGGTTAATCTCTTCTGGCAAGAAACCTACTGATTTAGCGTACTCTTGTACGTCTTTCTTGATAGTAGATTCCTGATCGTTCCACTCAGGTAAAGCCTCAACTAGTCTATTGTATTCTTGTTGAACAAAATGGGCTCTAGCTTTATTGGCCTCTTCAGCTTGCTCTTGTTGTATAATTGCTTGCTGTTGAGCTACGTTTTGTACTTTTTCCTGTGCGTCTCTGTACTCATCTTTCTTAAGCATATATTGATATGGGTCTTCTGTTTTTAAAGCTGTCCAATCAACATTTTCAAACTCTTGAAGTTTACTGCTTTGTTGCTCTTGCAACATTTGTAAGCCATTAGCGTACATTTGCCTCTCTTGCTCTAGCCTTTGACGCTCGGACTGGATTGCTTCCGTCTCCTTACGCTGCTCTGCTAATGCCTGAGACTTACGAGTGTAGTCAGCTTGCCTTTGGTATCCGTTCTTAAGTTCTTCAATACCAACCTCTAGTTCTTCTCCATCTACTTTAATAGTATACTTTAAGTCTTCTTCCGCTACTACATCAAACTCTTCTTCTTCGGCTACCTCTTCTTCGGTTTCTTCTTCAGCTTGTCCTTCTTCTTCTAATTCAGGGGCTTCTTCTTCTACCTCTTCAGCTTCCTCTGTTTCCTCTACCACTTCCTCGTCAACAGGGGTATCGGTTTCCTCGCTTGCGGTTTGCTCTTGTGAGTCCCACATATTAAGGATTTGGTTTGCAGCATCTTCTGCTGAACCTTCTCTTACTCTTTCAAATCTACCTTCCTGGGTGTTCTCTGCAGAATCCATCGGTCTTTCTCCTCTACTGTGTTAAAAAATCTTCTTGCTCCCTTTCAGCAAGTTTGCCTGTTTCAAGCACTGATGTTATGTGTTGATTAACTAAATCCAATGCTTTGATCGTTATGTACAATCTATCCCTTTCCACTTCCTCGGCAACTTTGGTATCAAGTAAGTATTGTATTAATGCTTCTTTGACTGTGGCTAGAGCCTCTACATATAGAGGATGTTCTAAAATCTGTTTAGCTTGGTCTGCCCTTGCTATCTCTTCTCCCTTCTTCCCCATACTAGTTTCCTATCTTAACTGCCCGCTCTTGATCTCTTTCAAGTACAAGCTCTTGTTGTTTAAGCGCAAGCTCTGCTTTTTTAATTTCTAATTCTTGTGCTTTAATCTGCATATCTACTTGTGCTTCTTGTCTTTTAAGCTCTAAGTCTTGTGCAGCTATATCAGCTTCTAGTTGCATTTCTTGCTGTTTAATAGCAGACTCTTGCTGTATCTTTTGCAGTTTAACTTTTATTTCTTCAGCCTTGAGCTGTGCTTCCATCTGCTTTGCTTGTTCCTCTGGACTAGGTCCTTGTTTCTTAGGAACATCCTGATCGCCTGGGTCTGTAATAAAATCATCTACATTCTTCATACCCATAGCTTTTATCTGCTCGGCCACTAAGTTGTATACATTCTTAGGCTTAAGCAGCATACCCGCAGACGGGTGCTGTGCAATCATTTGTATTGTTTGTGACAATCTACCTAAGTGCATTAGGTTCATATCCTTATTGCCAAAGCCTAATCCAACTTGTGCTACACAATCTACTTTTTCTTTCCACTCGTGTGGGTATAGTGTAGTCCATTTGTTGTTTAGTCTTACAATTTTCTCTGGCTTTTCAAACTTTTGTACTAACATATAGACAGAGTTTGCTAGGTCTTTCATACCCGTTTCAGCAAATATTCTGGCTATCAATTCTATTTTCTGCTGTGCGGCGGTCATAACTTGACCTACGCCTGTAGCAGTTTGGTGCGATTTTAGTGCACCATCAGATAGACCCATTGAGTTCTTGCTAACACCAGTTCGTTCTTCTCTAATGCTATCTAAATATCCTAGCATATTAAAAGAGTTCTGATCTAGCTGCGGTGTCCCTAGTGGGTTTACCGCACCTGGTGTTCGTACTCTTACGATTCCACCTGGTCTAGAAGTCATTAGGTCATCTAAATTCGCTTGACCTTCCACTACCTCGTATCGCCCATTGTTTGTCAGATACATATTGTCTAACAAGTTACGCATTAGTGTAGTCTTAATGAGTTGAAGGTCGGAGATTAAGTCATAAATACTCAGACCGTAAAACTTATGAGGCATTGGTATAGGTGTAAGGGAGGAGAAGGGAACACTATCCACGGCCTCATTATCTAACAGTTCGTCTCCAACCTTCGTTACTTTTCTTAGTTCAGCAATACCATCGTTATCAAAGTCTACTCTTGTGTAGCACTCTGTAACCCAGACTCCATCATCAATATCACCTTCTGGTGAGTTGTCTTGCTCGTGTGAAAATCTAGAAAGTCTTTCAGCTTTGTAATCCGCTTCATCATTATTGAATACATTTTCAATTTTAGATTTGGGGTATCCTTGCTCTATTAACTCTGACTTAGTTCTCTTTACTCTGTGAGCGACAAACCTTGCGGTATCAATTGTCTTGGCATACTTGTCAATTAAAAATTCTTCTGGTGGTACAGGTTCTATTCTTACCTGTCCATCAGCATATGTTCTGTTTACTACTACATCGTGTGATGATGGCACACCCTCTTCACTTATGATTTCTGTGTGCTCTTTAACTTCTACGTTGTCATCCATCAAAAGAGCCATAAACTCTTCTTCTGTTAAATTCTTGTACTCTTCTCTAAGAGTTTCACTACTATCATCCCAGTAGTGCTTTACTACACCATTTTTTTGTAGTAGTGCATCCTTAAACCACTGATATATTGTAGAAAATCCAGGGTTCTGTCTCATAATGACATAGTTTACATAGTCTGTAGACTGCTTTGCCATCTCTACATCTTCTGGACCTTGTGGCTCAAACTGGACTACCTTATCGCCTGAAGTAAATATCTTCATAAGGCTAGGCATAATCCATTCTATTACATCGGCTACATCTCTTGTGACAATCTGTGAGCGACCTTCTTGCTCATTACCATACTTCTTACCATAGTAACGGTCTAATGCATCAGAGCGCTGATCAGTGAGCTTTCCATCTTTGTATCCTAAAGCAGCATTGATTTCCTGCTCTAGGTGAGCAGATAGCTCCCTTTTTGTCATTTTAGCCATAAATTATTTACCTTTGTTTATCGGGTATTTCGTTTCTTTAGCTGGTGGCGGACTGCTGCTAACTGCCTTCATTATTTCTTTGAGGTCTTTGATGTCCTGTGCCATCTCTAAAAGTTTGTTCTCTAACCACTTTGGGTTCATTGGCATATACTTCTCCTTATACTATCCAACTTAAATCAGTCTCAGGGAGTTCCCTTCCCCAGACACTCTCATTGCCTGTGAACACAACATCTGTTACGCACAGGTACCTAAATGCATCGCTAGCGTGTGATGTCCAATCGTGTACTGGTCTTTGTGACCATATCTTTCTTTTGTCATCATAGCTGCTTCTATATTGCAGTAATGCCTCTAGGCCTTTTTTAGTATTGTCTTGATCAAACCAACACTTGTTTAAATAAGATCTGGCGGCGTCTATACCATCCATAACCTTTAACTTAGGTGCTACTTGAAAGTCTATGCCTAGGTCAAATGCTAGGTCTCGTCTTGACTTACCAGTAGAAAATTCTCTAACTACAATATCGTGGGGTGCTATGTGTGCACCATATCTATAACCTTTTCTATTGAGTACATCTATATAGTGAGGCAAACCTTCGTTTGAACTTTCATAATAATCTATAACGTGTACTGCTTTACCTACAAACTGTACGAACCATATGCTCGTTGCGTCTGAGACTCCAAGGTCCCAGGCTGTTACTACTTGCTTAGACGGGTCATAAGGGACTTTCCCCACTCGGTCTTCTTCATAAGCAGTTTCAATCTCTTTAGCATAATACGCACCTCTAAGTGCA